AGAGGAGTATCTGCATTTTCAGCTCGAGAGGGAATCTCTCGCCGAAAAGCCGGACGCGCTCTCTAAGGGCTCGATCGTGGACGCCGCCATTGCGGCCCACCACATGAGCCAGCCGGTCGACCTATCAGAGGCTACTCCGGATATTCGCGCACTCGTTCGCGGCTACATCGCCTACTACGGGTCGCCTGCGGAAGACCCGGTCTTTACGTGCGAAGCGGCGCACGTGCCGTGGTCGCTCGACTTTGAGGGCCATACGCTCGTCGGCGAGTTCGACGCGATAGGGACGCGAAAGGATTCCGGTGCTCGCGTCATCCTGGAGAACAAAACGTGCTCCGAGGACATCGGCATCGGTTCGATCTACTGGCAGCGAGTCGGCCTGACCGACGCGCAGGTTTCAACCTACCTGCAAACCGGCGTAGCGGAGGAGGTGCTCTACAACGTCCTCCGAAAGCCCGCACTTAGAAGGCTTGAGGCGAACTCGAAGCGCAAGGAGCCGGAGTCTGACGAGGACTTTGAGGCACGATGCTTCGCCGATATCGCGGAGCGGCCCGAGTACTACTTCGCGCGCGCCCGTATCGTGCGCCTGCCTCACGAGGCGGAGGCGCATATGCGGGACCTCCGCGGCACCGTGCACCTCATGCTCGCCGCGCACGCGATGGGCGAAGCGACGCCGCGATCGACGGGCGCGTGCTTCTCGTTCCGGCGTCCGTGCCAGTTCTTCGCGGTGTGCGGACTCGGCGCGGACATTCACGACGACCAGATTTTCACCTCTCAGACCTACTGGAAGAAGCGAGAAAAGCCCGTCGAGGCTGCGCCTCCGTGCGCGGTGTGCGGTAACGCTCTTATGGGCGCGACGGTCGTAACGTGGATCTCGCCCGGCAAGCGCGGGCTGAGGCACGAGACGTGCTCGCCGTTCGGCGGAAGCGTGCTCGACGCGGAGGCGGCCCTCGTGGCGACGTTGCTTCCGTCGGAGCCCGCAGTAGAGGTTGCGCCGCCTGTCAAGAAATTCAGCTTCTAAGGAGAGGGTCATGTCAAATTCATGGTCGAGCAAAATCATTCTCGGAGGTTCGCAGCGCGTGCTGCAGCCTCGGATCGTACTGTACGCCTCCGCGGGCGTAGGAAAGAGCACATGGGGTAGCACCCTTCCTCGACCGCTCTTCCTTGACTTCGATCACGGAGTGGACGACCTCCGGGTCGACCGTATTCCGGGACCGGACACGTGGGCCGACGCGCTGGCCCTTGTGCGCGAAATTGCGAAGACGCCCGGCGAGTATCGGAGCTTGGTGATCGACACGCTCGACCCTCTCGAGGAACTGGCGACCGACCACGTGCTAGCGGAGGGGAAAAAGAAGACGCTCGCCGACTTCGCCTTCGGTGCAGGGTACACGGCGGTCGCGAACGAGTGGAAGCTGTTTCTCGCCGAGCTCGACACGGCACGCGCTGCGGGACTGCTGGTCTGCCTTCTTGGGCATGCGCAAGTGCGACAGGTGCAGGACCCGAGCCTGGGCACTTTCGATGCTTTTACAAGCGTTCTGTCGAAAAAAGCGTGGCAGATCACGCAGCGATGGGCTGATGTCGTCGGTTTCGCGGCGTGGGACATGGCGCTCGTCGAAAAGAAGAATGACCAGCGCGCGATCGTGACCGGCGAGCGCAAGCTGTTCCTGCAGCGCGGGTCGGGCTACGACGCGAAGAACCGGTTTGGAATTGTCGCGCCCATTCCTCTTTCGTGGCCCGCACTCGAGTCGGAGATTGCGCGACACCGGCAAGATGCCGCAGCGATCGAGGGGCGTATCCTCGCTGTCGCTGCAGGTACGGAGTTCGAGGAGAAAGCGCGCGGGTTCATCACGGAAGCTGCGCACAATGTGAACGCGTTACTCGACATCGAGATCGCGTTGAGGGGCAAGCTCGAGGAGGCGCGACTTGCGGCGGAGGCGTGAAGCCGTGCAGTAGATGCGGTGCCTGCGATAGATATCCAACTGGGTCGTGTCGACCGTGCCCGTAAACTTGTCGAATATCTAGAAAAGCATCAACCGAAACTCATTCTCATAAAGGGAGAAGTATAGTCATGGCAATCATCGAAGAAGGTACTCACCTCGCACGCGGCGTGGAGTTGTCGTTCGTCGTGGAGAGCACCGGAACGGAGGCCGCTCAGGTGCTATTCCAGCTGGAGGACGGGCGACGGATCGCCTGGAAGGGATGGATGACGGAAAAGACCACGGCGAGGACGGCGGAGTCTCTGGCCCTATGTGGCTACGACGGCGAACACGACGAGAGCATCTCGCTAAAGCAGGTCCAATTGGTGATCGAACATGAGGAGTATACGACCGACCAGGGCGAGGTCAGGGTCTCGGCGAAAATTCGGTGGGTGAACGATCCGCAACGCGCCGTCTCCTCCGGTACCCCCATGACCCCCGCTCAAGCGACGGTCGCCAAGCAGCGACTCCGTGGCCTCGTCTTGTCCGCTACGAAAGCGAAGGGTTCTTCGGGTTCGGGAACCAGCTTTCCTCACGGCGCCAATGCCCCCGCAGCGGGCGGCGTCAAGCCGAAGTTCTGATGCTCGAGTCAGACATTGAACGAGCCCGCGTGACCGCTTCGGCGGTCATGGGCTGCGTCCTGCAGATGCGTCCGCACCTGGACGCTCTGCGTGACGTGCTCGGTAAAGCGCAGAACGGCCCTCCCGACGGCGATGGCGACAATACGATCCCCGAAGCGGTGTGGTCTCGACTCAATCGCGCGGCGCAGCTCTTTCGAGAAGCGGATGACGTGCTTCGAGGGATGTTCTGATGCCGGACCTCCGCCCTTACCAGTTCGCGTCGATCGAGTCGTGCCGCGAACACGTGCGGCAAGGGCGGAGGCGCATCTTGCTCGTGATGCCGACAGGCGCGGGCAAGACCGTAACGTTCGGGGCCATCGCGAAGAGCGCTCGTGAGAACTTCGACGCACGAATCCTCTTCATCGTCCACCGCATCGAGCTCATCGACCAGGCGGTGCGTCAGCTCGAGAAGGCCGGCCTTGTCGAGGTGGGGGTGATTCGCGCAGATGACGCGCGGACCAACCCAAGCATGCCGATCCAGGTGGCGACCATTCAAACGCTCGGCCGTCGTTCGCCTCCGCCCGCCGATATCGTGTTCATTGACGAGAGCCATCGTGCCGCAAGCGAGTCTTACGCGCGCATCATGGCGCTCTACCCCGAAGCTACCATCATCGGGCTCACGGCCACGCCGTGTCGTGCGGACGGTAAGCCGCTCGGCGAGCACTTCGACGTGCTCGAAAACGTGGTCGGCTACTCCCGCCTCATCTTGGAGGGGCATATTGTCGCACCGCGATGCTTCGGAAGCGAGCACTTGCCGGACCTATCCAAGGTCAAGACCGTTGCGGGCGACTACGACATCGGCGGACTCGAAGACGCCATGTGCGGCGCGCATGTCTTGGGCGATACGATCGCCGAATGGCAGGCGCGCGCGGAAGGCCGACGCACCGTCGTCTTTGCGGTCACGGTCGCGCACTCAAGAGCTATTGCCCAGCGGTTCGCGGACATCGGGGTACGGGTAGCGCACGTCGATGCGAATACGCCCGACGACGAGCGTGTCGACGTGTCGCGACGACTCCGCGCTGGCGAACTGGATGTGGTGAGCAATGTGGGGATTTACTGCCTCGACGATCAGACTGAAATTCTAACGTCTGCCGGCTGGGTCGGAATCGACGGCATGAATCTCGACCATCGGGTTGCGAATTGGGATTCCGGGACGGTCACGTTCGAGCGTCCTTCGGAGATTGTTCGTCGCGCACGTGCACCTGGAGAATGGATGGTAGTACTCGATAGCCCGCGAATAAACGTACGAGTAACCGAGTCGCACCGAATGCTATATCGGACAACCGCTGACGGATCGTTTCTGAAATGCCAGGCTTCGGACCTCGTGGGCCGTGTCGTAAAATTGCCGGTCTCTGGGCGCGCGGAGCCGGAGATCATTTCGGTACCGACGCCAGAACGTGTGTCGAGCCGCAAGAAAGCGATCAGCCATACCGCGTACAGTCTGCGGAAGCTGAACGGATATTCGTGGGATAATTCTTTCGTTGAGGCGGAACGGCGCGTAGACCGTCTCCGAGCGTTACGCCACAAGTCGCCACACGAATTGTCTCTCGACGAGTGCGGGCTGATCGGGTTCTGGATCGGAGATGGTAGCGTTTCTCCAGGTGCGAACGGCGGTGTACACTATACGCTGAGTCAGCCGGAGTCGAAGCCAAAGATCGTAACGTGGATAGATCACACGCTTTCGCTCTGCGGCATCGACAGCGTTCGATCAGGACCGCGGCCGGCCAAGATCGTAAATGGTGTGACGTGGAAGCGCGGATATAGATGGTCACTTTCCAGAGGTGCCGGAGGCGGCCCTCAAGAGCGTGAGGGGGTCTTTCCAATTGAGCCGTACCTTCAGAAGTCAGGGACGGCCTTGCTTTGGGGACTGAGCGAGTCTCAGTTTGACGCATTATTGCACGGACTTTGGATGGCCAACGGAGACCATCTGGATGGGTCGGAACCAGGCTCAGTTCGTGCGCGTAAATTCTATAGCGCTAACGTTCCGCTGCTGGAATTGTTGCAGGCCATCGCCTCCGTTCGTGGCTATCGGGCGAAGGTCGTTCGTCGCGGGCCGGGGTATCAGTTGACACTACTAAAGACGGACGACTTTCATATCGGTACATGTCGATTCAGGCTCGAGAATGGATGGCGCGAGGAGCGCGTGTGGTGTGTGAAGACTCGAACGAAAAACATCATCACCCGACGCCGCGGTACCGTGACTGTAACGGGAAACACCGAAGGGTGGGACGAGCCTTCGGTCAAGTGTATCATTCTCGCACGGCCGACAAAGAGCCTCAGCCTGTACATGCAGATGTGCGGACGCGGCCTTCGTCCGTGGAATGAGTTCGTACCGTCTGGTCGCTCGTGGCTCCCCGAAGACGGGCCGAGCATTGACCCGGTTCTCATCGACCAGGGCGGCAACATCGACCGGCACGGCTCGCCGCATGCGGACCGCAAATGGTCGCTCACGACCGCGGCGGAGATGACGGAGAAAAAGCCTGCATGCTGCGTCAAGTGCCGTGCGTACATCAAGCACTACCCGTGTCCCGAGTGCGGCTATGCGCCCCCCGTATCGCCCCGAGAGGTCGTCGAGAAACCGGAGGCAAAACTCGGCGAGCGTGCGTTCGTCGACCCGATGCGGGTTCTCTTCGATAAGAGCCTGAAAGAGGCGCAGAAAAAAGGTTTCAAGCCCGGCTTTGCAAGTTTCAAGGTGAAAGAAGCCTTCGGCGATTGGCCTCCGTGGGCGTGGAGCCAGGCCGTCAAGGCGGCGTATGCGGCAGACGAGGACTGGCAAGAGCGCGTTGCGCAGCGGGCGCTTGACCGAGAGCGATGGCAGGCGGCTACGAAACCTGTGGAGGCTACCCCGGAGCCCGATCAGGCATTGCCTCCGTACCAGGACGACTCAGAAATCCCCTTTATCCACTGCGCTCCTGACGAATTAGGTGTAAAACGTGTGCGTCGTTGGGAGCGATGGTGAAGAAAAAGTGTTTCGGGAGCGGGAGCTTGGCGGCGGCGCGGGTGCAGGGGAAGCGGACGCTGGCGGCGCGGAGGCGATCGGGGTCAAGCATGGGAATCTCGGATCATTTGTTGGATGACTTCGCCGACGACTTGCGCGCATTGTGGGACGACGGCGTTACCGAGGGCTTTGAGTCTACGGACAGTCGATCGTCGGTCCATCCCTCGGGGAATCCCATCAGCGCTTCTACATAAGCAGGATTGAGCCTGCATCGATCTGCCCCGCAGCTTCTCGCTACAAATTGAGGCAGCGAGTCGGCCGATCCCACCGTCATCGGCTTGTGCGCGTAATATTGACTCACCGGCCACCTCTTGCTGTCCGTTGCCGTCGGAGTGGGCAACGATGAACAAGCGCTCTCTCTCATGATCTGCGCCGATAGCGGAAGCGGGTAGCACGTGCCATTCCGCATCGTACCCGAGCGCGGCCAGTCCTCCGAGTACGACTCCAAGCCCCCTTCCAAGCAGAGCTGAGACGTTCTCCACGACAACGAATCGGGTCGAATTTGGCGAACGATTCGGAGATAGGTGTACCAAAGCCCGCTTCGTGCCCCGTCAAGTCCCACGCCGCGCCCCGCCGTCGAGATATCTTGACACGGAAATCCGCCACAAATAATGTCAACTCGCGGCCACTCGCGCTCAATCGTGACATCCTCGTACCTCGTGGCGTTCGGCCAATGCTTCGCAAGTACCGCGCGGCAAAACGGGTCAATCTCGCACTGCCATACTACGGGTCCGAGGGCCGCCCATTCCAAACCTAATTCAAGCCCTCCCACTCCGGAAAATAGCGAACCGATCGTGAGGCTCACCCGTCCACCGCCTTCCACCGATTCGGCGGCGTTCGCTCCACCCACCGCCCCCAAGCCTCCTTGAGCACCAGCCACCGCCGCAGAGTCGCCACGGCATGCCGCTCGACGTACAGCCCGAACTGCGCGATCTCCAGTGCCGTGTCTGCCGCCAACAGCCGCGCCATGTTCACCTCCAGCTCCCGCCTCAGCCTCAGCGTCTCCGTGAATCCCTCCCGCACGTCGCCGTCTTCGAGCGAGGCAAGGAACGCGTCCACGCCCGTGGCGGCCGAGACGCGGAGCATGGCGGACTCGAGGTCGGCTTGCGTGCGCGAGGCGAGGCGCACGCGCCGGGAGGCTTCCTCGATATCGTCGTGGTCCTCGGTCACGGCCTGTTCTCCTGCCGCGCCGCGAACGCCCGCAGAATCGCGACAGCGCAATCGCGGCTGCACGCTTCGAAGCTGCCGCGGTCGTCCGACGAGCCTACGCCGCGCCGCCGGAGCTCCACCGAGACGAACCATTCGCCAGCGAAGGGGACGGGGGTGCCGCATGCGTCGCATGGCTTGAGGTCGCTCATGCCCTCAACCTCTCCCTATTCCCCGCCCTCGTCCGCTCCAACGCCTCCCTGATCCGCCTACCACGCTCCGCCGCCGTCGGCTTCTGCGCCTCCCGCCACGCGTCCGCCGCAGCTCGAAGACGCGCATACGCCTCCGGAGGCTTCGGCGTGAACAGCGCGCCGCTCGCGCAGCGCTCGACGCCGCGGAGGACGACATGATTGCCGCGCTGGCGACCGCAGTGAAGGCAGAAGGCGCCGAGGGATGTCATTCGCTCGGCTCCAGCGTCATCGGCATCACGCCGACCGTCAGCCCGTGAATCGCCGGATGAGTGCAGAGCACTACATCTTTGGACGAACCGAAGTCGAGCACGCATCCTTCCGTTGTCTCGCTCGCATCCTTGAAGATCTTGGCCAGCCGTGTGAGGTACTCGGAGGCCAGCGCTATGCGGCCCGTCACCTCTCGCTTCGCCGGGTGAGCAAGTGTTCCGAGAGTCTCCCACTGGCCTACATCCGTCTCGACAGGCTTGTACGGAACCGTTCCGGCAAGCACATGGTGAAGTCGCGCCTTTTCTCCGACGTGAATCTCGACGTTGTTCGACACGAACAGGTCAAGGTTACGGTTCCCGTCGAGGTCGCTGGTGAGCAGGCGAAGGAATGCCGCACACGCGGCCTTCGGAATCGACACATCGACATCGCCTTCGCACGGCAGCTCGGCCCATTGCGAGAACATGTGGCCGTTCGTGCCTTCGACGCGAAGCGCGGAATCGACGGCGTGAAAGTGTACGCAATTCAGGTGCGCGCGCTCCTCCTCGTCGGAGACGGACGGCAAGACGGCCTTGACCGCTCGACGGAAGGCCACGAGGTCCACGTGAAACGGTCGGGTCATGGTGCCTCTTTCGGTGGGGATTCTACCTTACGCCGCTGGAGCCTCTCAAGATAATCCCGCGCATGCTGCTCGCTCGTCGTGAACGCCACTTCGCGCGCGACCGTGGCGCCCGCGTCGATGGCCAGGACGACCCAGACGTCGGAGCGGGATTCGAGTGAGTAGAGGGTCATGGGGACTCGGTGTCGTCCATGGCGGCGGAGGGTTCGGCGAAGAGGTCGGCTTGCTTGGGCACTTCTTTCCACGCGCCGCTCGCGGCGTCCTCCAGGTTCTTGACGGCCTGGACGTAAAAACTCCTCTTCAATTCGATGCCCAAGCCGCGGCGCCCGTTGAGAACTGCGCCGTAGATTTCACTCCCTACGCCGGCAAATGGCGAGAGGACCGTCTCTCCCGGATTGCTCCACATGACGACGGCGCGCTCGATGACGTCGAGCTGCAAAGGGTGCACGTGCCGCTCCGTTCCTTCATCCTTTGCCGCGCGATACGGGAGCGTGCGGTCGATGCGGATATCGTCCCAGAAAGCGTCCGCGTACCGTCGCCAAATCCAGTGCGAGTATTTGTTCTCGAGCTGCGAGCCGGGCCAGTTCTTGTAACGCAGGATGTCGCCCGGCATCTTCCGTTCGCCCGCATACTCTTGCAGCCCTTGCGGGTGCGCGACCGGTACCGTGTTCTCGCCGGACCGTCGGAAGATGAGAAGGTAATCGGCGTGAGCGATGCTGCACTTCGTCGAGTCGAGCGTCAACGCCTTGTGAGAGAGAGCCTTGATCATGGTCCGGTTGCGGATTAAAAGCGGCTCCTTCCAGACGTGGTAGCGGCACACATACTCCCATCCGAGGCGCTTGTGTTGACGGATGATGTCTCCGGGGAAGTCGAGGAGAGAGTCTTTGCCGGTGTTGCCTGTGGGGATGTCCATGCAGTGCACCACGGACATCCGGCCCGGCATTGTCAAGCGGTGGATTTCCTTGACGACGAAATCGTAATGCTCCCAGAACTCTTTCCCGTTCAGGCTGTTCGAGATGTCGCGCGGGTCGGAGGAGTAGACGTATAGGCCGCCGCCGTCTTGTCCGGACTGGAACGGAGGAGAGTACACGCTTAGGCCGACGCACCCGTCGGGGAGCGAGCGCATAGTTTCGACGCAATCGCCGTTATAGATGGCGTACTTGTCGGTGATGACGGAGTCTATAGCCACGAGGGAAGCCCGACCTTTCCGGTTTCGCTGACGGCGCGATCGATACGTGTTGCATCCTGCATGTGCCCAATGAGTTCCGTAAACATCGCGTCAGCCTGCGCGGACTTCCGAAGCATACTGTCGCGAACGCGCACCTCGCCTTCGGTCGAGATTACGTCGACGTTCACGGGGCGCTTCTGTCCGAACCTCCAGCATCGTCGAATGAGCTGGTAGTGGTCCTGGAACGAATGAGTGGCGAACGTGACCACGTCCGAGCAGTGCTGCCAATTGAGCCCCTGTGCCCCGATCTTCGGCTTCAGGACGATGACGCGCTTCTCGCCGGTACGGAAGGCTTCATAGGCCGCCTCCTTGTCGTCGTCGCTCGTCGCGCCGCTCACCTGGATCGAATCGGGAATGAGCTTCTCTAGCAAGTCCCCCTCCGCATTCATGTGACACCACACCGCGGCCGGTCGATCGTGCTTAACCAGTTCAGCGACAAGCTCGCATCGCTCGTCAAGCGTGCGTCTCCGTTCCTCCCGCTCTTCCTGCAGCCCGAACGCAGGCTGTACGAAGAGCATACCATCCTTCGGTCGCCGCGGCATCACCACGTGCTGGCGTTCCGTGAGCGGAGGAAGGACGAAACGAGAATCGTCGAACGGTCCCAGGTCACTCGGCTTGCGGCACGCACGCGCCCACGATGCCACCCACCGCCAGAACGGCTGCACGGCGTGGCCTTTCATCCGGTACTGGCCGATCGACTGCGACACGCGGAACGACAGCTTGCCGAAGTAGTTGCCGTCGCTCGACTCGGCGCGCATCCGCATGTCCTCTCGGCTCGCCTTCACGTCGTCGATACGCGACTGCTTCGCGTCCGTCTGCTTGAAGAACCTCGTCAGCATATCGGTGTAACCGAGCCCGCCGATTGCCTCCGAAGATGTCCCGAGTTCGATGTAATCGTTAGGGGCCGGAGTTGCTGTCGCGAGGAGACGGTACGGCATCTTCGATGCAAACCGAGTGACCGCCTTCTTCGTCTCACCAGAAAACGACTTCAAAATTGCTGACTCGTCGCAGATGATGCCCGCATAGTCGCTCTCGTCCAGATGATGCAAGCGCTCATAGTTCGTAACGTAGATGCCGGCCTTGCTCACACTCGCGCGCTCCGAAGGCAGGCGCGTGCACTCGATATCGAACTTCGCGGCCTCGCGAACCGTCTGAGCCGAGACCGCGAGCGGCGTCAGAATGAGAACGGGGCGATTCGTGTGACGAACGATGTTCTCCGCAACAACCAGCTCTTTTGCGGTCTTTCCTAGTCCGGTGTCCACGAACAGCGCGGAACGCCCCTTTCGTAGTGACCAGTCAACGAGAGCCGCCTGGAAATCGAACAAAAACGAAGGCATAAATACCGGCGCAAATCCCCCGTCCGAATCAACCTGCGACTTCCGCCGCACGAACTCCGCGTAAGCGTCGGGAGCCTTCGGGGACACGACCTCCGCCCCCTCCGGCGCCGCCTTCTCCGCCTCTTTCTTCGTCGGGTATTCGTTCGCCATGCTCTCAGGTCCCCATCCGTTCGTGCCTTGCAGGTAGTGCGCGCCGAGCTTGACGATGTGGCTCACCCGCACTCCGCTTCGACGGCCACGAACCCGTTACCGTCGCACTCGTCGCAATCCTCGGTCAGCTCTTCAGGGTCGGCGCACACGCAACAATCTTCGCCGCAGTCGTGCCAGCCTCCGGCACCCTGACATTTCCAACATGTCTCGATCATGGTCGTGTTCCTTTCACGCTGCCCTCGTGAGCTCGCCGCTCTTGTGCAGCGCGAGGAGGAGCAGGCCGAGAGGGGTGGGGTTGAATTCGCATCCATCCTCATCGTCGCAGATGCACTCCGCCTCATCAGGACATCCGGACATAATCAGCCCGCGGCGCTCAAGCCCGAGCCACACGTGGAGTGGAGCGATAGTCGTAATGGGCATCCCGTCCGGGGGACCGAGACAATCCACAATCACCGCCACTTCCGTCTCCGTCAACCCGCGCATGCCCGAACCCTCTCACCGCTCGCCCGCCAAGTCAATTCTTTTTCGTTGACGTTGATAGAATCGTCATGCTACCCATCGTCCCATGCTCGACATCCGCCCGCAGCTCGCCAGCGGTACCTACCGCGGCACGCCTTCGATGATCGCCTACTGGCGCACGAATCGCGCCTCTCTCTTCCGCGCCGCCATCAAAGGCGCGCTCCGCAAGAACGAAGGTCGCGTGCCGGAAACGGCGGAGATGCTGGGGGTGCGGGAGACGACGCTGTACCGGTGGCTGAGGGAGGACGCGAAGCTGGCGAAGCTGCCTAGGGCGGCGCGGGGGCCGAGGGTGAATGGCGGGCCGAAGAGGCGGAGGGTGGCGTAGCCGTGGGAGCGACCACCGCCATCACATGGTGCGACCACACGTTCAATTCGTGGTGGGGCTGCTCTCGCGTGTCACCCGGTTGCGAGAACTGCTACGCCGAAGCGTGGTCGCTCCGCACGGGCTATTCCGGCAAGAAGCTCCCTCTCCTCTGGGGCGTAAACGAGGACCGCCGTTTCTTCGGCGACAAGCACTGGGCCGAGCCGCTCAAGTGGAACCGCGAGTCGCTCGCCGCGATGAACGCCGACGAGAACGCTCGCCCCAAGCGAGTCTTTTGCGCGAGCATGTCCGATGTCTTCGAGGACCGGCCCTTTCTCGTCGAGACACGTCAGCGTCTCATGAACCTCATCAGCGATACGCCTTCGCTCGACTGGCTCATCCTCACGAAGCGCCCCGAAAACATCGAAGCGCTCGCGCCGCAGTCGTGGGGCAACGCGCTCAGCTTCCCTAGCAACGTCTGGCTCGGAACGACCGTCGAGGACGTGAAGCGCGCCGAGCAGCGAATCGAGCACCTTGCCCGCTGGCCGGCCCCCGTTCGTTTCGTGAGCTACGAACCGGCGCTCGAGTGGGTGAGCTTCAAGCGGTGGGAGAGCGTGCTTTTGTGGGTGATCGTCGGCGGAGAGAGCGGCCCGAACGCGCGTTACTTCGCGGAGACATGGGCGGCGCAAACGCTCGACGAGCTGCGCGGCTGGCGACAGGGCGGAGGGTCGGTGTTTATCAAGCAGCTCGGCTCCGTATGGGCGAAGCGTGAGGCGGAGACGCGGCGCGCTGGCGTCAGGCTGCATCCGCACGGCGCAGACCCGCGCGAGTGGCCCGAACATTTACGCGTGCAGGAGTTTCCGTCATGAAACTCCGCCACATCCTCTTCTCAGATCCCATGGTTCGCGCCATCCTCTCGGGTGCCAAAACGCAGACGCGCCGCACCAGCGGACTCAGCGCGAACGGCAACCTTGCCGAGCTGAAAGGCAAGACGTTCGATCCGAGCATTCCACACCACGTCGAGGCAATGCTGGAGCGATGCCCGTACGGGCAATCCGGCGATCGTCTCTGGGTGCGCGAGACGTTCTGCCCGCGCTACTTCGACGACGGCCGTACAGGATACCGCGCGGACTATGACGCCGCGCTCGTCGGCGATGTCGTGCCGGTCCCGAAGTGGAAGCCGTCGATTTTCATGCGGCCGAGCGAGTCGCGAATCACGCTCGAAGTCGTCTGCGTTCGCATCGAACGCGTGCAGGCAATCGCCGAAGAGGACGCAAAAGCGGAAGGCGTCAGCACGTCGCTGCCGGCGAAGATCAACGGCGAGCTGGGCACGGTCCACACGTTCGGCGAGGACGCGCACCGCAAAGCCTTCGCGCTGCTCTGGGACGGCATCAACGGCAAGCGGGCGCCGTGGGCGTCGAATCCTTGGGTTTGGGCGGTGGGATTCAGGCGGGTGATAGTATGAGCCTCCCCGTCATCAATCCCGAAGCCTGCGCGGTCCGCGAACGTACTGCCGACGGCGACAGCGTGGGCCGATGCTGGTTTCACGTCGAAAACGGACGATGCCCGCGCCATGGCGACGTGACAGCCGTGCAGGCGAACTATCGGGCGACGGGAAGGTTGACGGATGAATCCGAGCTGACGATGGGGCGGCCATGATCGACGACTTCGGCGACCGCATGAAGGCATACGAGGCGCTGGCGAATCCGCCGCTTCTGTCGCCCCTTCCCGTCTGCGCGCGCCTCGACGGGCGAGGCTTCCACGCGTTCACGAAGCACGCCGAGCGGCCCTTCAGCGCAAGCTTTCACCGTCGCATGGTCGACCTCACGCGCTTTCTCGTCGTCGAAAGCTGCGCCGATGTCGGCTACACGCAGTCCGACGAGATCTCGCTTGCCGTCGCGTCGTCGCTCTGATTTATTTTCACCCCTCGTGCGCTTTTTAGTTGCGCCACGCAGCTACAGCGAGCATATTCACATCATGAACAACGCGACGCAGACGGTCTCCTCCTACGGCTTCGAAGTCCGCTACAACGGCAACCTCTGGGAGGTTCGTCGCGCGGGCCGAATCGTAAGCACGCACTTCGCGCACGTTGATGCGCAGGCCAAAGCGAAGGCGCTTCGCGGATTCGCGGTGGCGTCGTGAGCGCTCCCTCATTCGACTACGACGAGTACTGGGACCTCGTACTATGCGACGACGTTGCCGGGGTCATCGCGGGCCACGCGCGCGACGTCACCGAGGCCAGCCTCGATTCATGGTTGACCTCGCTAGAGGAGTCCGTGTGGGAGCATAGGCCCGAAGAGGTCGGCGGCAGCGAGATGCCGTCCGAGTGGCGCGGCGAGTACCACACGAAGGCGCTGGCGGAACTTGTCGCGTACGCGTCGACTCTTCGCGAAACCACGGTGTCGCCATGACCGCCTTCGGCCTCGTCACCCTCCGCGCCGCCGAGAACGGCCGCTGGTGGGCGCTGAACAAGCGCGAGACAGGCTGGCGCAGCTTCGGCTACGTCGCGGACTTCCTCGGAGACTTGCTCGACGAATTCGGCATCACGCTCGTCGGCTTCGGCCGCGACGAGACGGGCCTCTACCTCACGGCGATGCCGAACGAGAAGAGCGCGGAGCGGGTTGCTCGCGTGCTCACCAATGTGCCCTCACCGTCTGCGGGTGTCTCGTGAACTGCAACGCCGACTACGACCACCGCTGCGACGCCGGCGAAGACGGCGACCCGTGCCCAGCCTGCCAGGCCCACCAAGCCGAGAGCATGGCCGACGCCCGCCGCGCATGGGCCGTAGCGTCGCCGGAGGAGCGGGACCCCGTGCGGTACCGAGAGGAGATGCGGGATGCGGGGAGAGGGCATTTGCTGGGAGGTGAGGGATGAGAACGCAAGACGAGATCGTAGACTTTCTTCGTAGCCACGTCGGCGGCTTCACCGTCGAAGCCCTCATCGGCTACCTCGACCTTGCTCACGCCAAGGAGTTCTTGAAGCCTACGGCGAAGGCGAAGGCGGAGGAGTGGAAGCAGGACCCGATCGAGGGCGTGCTGAAAGAACTCGCCGACTACATGGCCTTCGCATGGGGCAAGGTCGAGGACCATCGCGGCATCTCTGCGGGCCGTAGCGTCCAGAAGTGCAGCGCATGGGCGTGGCTGCTCGGTCGTGAAGACGTGTACGAATACGCGAACAACGACGACCATTACGCGCAGTACGGCGCGCCCGCACTGAAGCATATCTGCGAAGCGTTCGGGCTTCCGGTGCCACAAGACGAAGGCGTGCAGCGGATGTGCGAAGGGCTGCCGTGCCATGACGGATGCGAGAGCGGGTGCGGGTGAGCTTGCCCATCGAGATAGACGTCGATCTTGGCACGGTCCGTTTCTGCATCAGGGAGTCTCCGCGCTGTCGAGATGCGCTAGCCCGGCTGGTAACGCATCTGCGCGCGGCGGAGCAAGAACGCGACACGCTTCGTACTCGCCTGAAGGAAATCGCGGAGTCCGGATGCAGCGCGAACCTTCTATCGTGGCCCCGATCCGACCTCATCAAGGGCCTCTCCTGTACACCGAACGATCGATGCTCGGCCTGCCGCTGTCGTAAGCTGCTTGCCGAACTGGATTTCCAAAAGCCGAGCGGGGAGGTGGCCGAGCACGCAAGCAAGGCTGCCGTTGATCCGCGTGAGGGAAATTCGGGGGACGCCCCGACACTGACCGGGGGAGATGTTTCGGCCTCCTCGGTTCGTGCTTGCCGTCGGTGCTCCGAGTGCCGAAACGCGGACCACCACTTCTCCGATGCCATCATGAACGACGCGGGCGAGTGGGTGTGCAAGCACTGCGAGGTGATTGCGGAGGAGTGCGGCTCATGCAACGGGGAGGGTCAGTGCGACGCGGTACCGTGCAGCGCCTGCAAAGGTAGCGGACTCTCCGTGACGAATCGGTACGACGTGGAGGAGACGAAGCCGTGTGCGTGGGCCTTTTCTGACGACTCGGAGCCGCTCGTCGGGCTATGCAGCGGGTGCAAGGACACGGAGCTCCCGAACTAATGCCCCGCCCCTCCCCCCTCCGCGGCTCCTGGGCCCGGCTCGCCGCGGCTTACGGCGGCATCGAAGCCCTCGCGACAGCCATCGGCGTTCACCCGACCACCATCACGCGGTGGGCGTCGGGAGCCATTGGGATTACGGGGCGCTCGTGCGTTGCGGTGCGGGCGGTGGCGATGATGCAGGGGGTGAGGAGTCCGGTTTGATTTATTTCGTTCACCGTGTCGCTTTTTAGTTGCGTGGCGCAGGTACGAGGAGCAGAGTAGGAGCATGAACAACGCGACGCAGACGGTGGACGGGGTGGTGGTTCGAGAGACCGCGAAGGCGCTCTACGTGAACGTCGAAGGCTGCCACTCTTCGGTGTGGCTCCCGAAAAGCCAGATGGCGGATCTTGATGTCAAAGAGGTCGTCATCAGCGAGGGCCCCGACAGCTACACGGACCGGTACTTCTCGGCGGAGATTCCCGCATGGCTCGCCGCGAAGCTTCCGTGGAACCAGACGACGGCGCAAGCCACGAGGCCGTGGTGAGCGGCGCGCTCAAGCCGAAGCTGAACGCCGAGACCCTCTATCTCGGCGACAACGGCCGCTGCTTCTGCGGGTCGAAGCGCTGCGCGGGGTCGACGGCGCACTTCACCGGTTACGACTTGTCGGGGCAGAAGGCCGAGCCCATCGACGCCGCGACGGCCGCCCAGTACAGCCTACGTTGCGAGACGTGCGGGAGGGCATCATGATTGCCTGCCTCGGCACCCTCGGCGCCACCCCCGTCATCTGGGCCATCGGCGATACGCGTGACAGAGCAATTCTCTACGCAGCCAAGGTCATGGCGGAAGGCGATGGCCGTATCCCGGCGACGATCACGGGGACGGAGGAGATTACGAAAGAGCAGGCGGAGGCGTTTCGGAAGGGGGAGAGGAAGTGGCCGATGGGAGTGAGCCAGACGAAGGAATACAGCCGCGTCCCGCATGCCCTAGGGGAAGAATGAGCACCCACCCCATGCAGCCCATCATACGCGACGCCAACGGCGTGATTCGCTTCAAGCGGAACGCGATCGTGGACCACTTCGTAAGAAACCACACGATCGACTTGAGCCAGCTTGCGGCGTCCCTCGACGCCTACTCCGTCGAAGACGCCGAGCAATTCTGGCAGCTTCTCGGCTACAGCGTTTCGGGCTACGGTGACCTCTCGTTCGTGCGGCCGGAGACGATCGCGGAGGCGGACCGGCGCGCTGAATCGCTGCTGAGGCCGCGCCGCTCAACAACTGCTTGCGACAAGTGCACATTCTCGGAGCACGCCGACTACCCGGTCGATCATCCGTGGGACATGTGCCCGCGCTGCATCCTCGACGCCGGCCACTCGGGCGACTGCAAGCCCGCGGAGACGGCGCTGGCGGAGGCGTTGGAGAACACGATGGGACACGGAAAGGAGTGCACGTGCGGGTCTTGTAGAGATGCCATCCCCCTCCTGGCCCGCGTGCGAGGAGGCGACCGATGAGGGAACCTGTCAGGATACCTGACTCCGAGAGACCGATCGACAGCGAGCGTGGCTGGTACTGCAAGATGTGCGGCACACCGGCCAACATACGCGACCGATCGTGCCGGGTTTGCGGCGACCCGATGCCGAAGTACATGTATCCGCCGCCGCCATCCATTCCTCCGCCCGACATGCCCGCCCTACTCCGCCGCGCCGATGAGGCGTTGAAGAGGGCGACAGAGCGCGCGCCGGACCGCACCGGCGGCTGTAATTGCGATGAGTGCAAGGCTATACGAGCCAAGGAGCCGTGCATGGGCGCCCTCATCGACCTCGCCGCCATCCTCAAGGAGATGGGACCGCGATGACCGTCAAGGAATTTGCCGAGTGGCTATCCACGTTCCCTTCCGACGCGGAGGTTCGCGCGTGGGACCCCGATCTTGAGGAGTCGGTACCTGTAACCGGCGCGGTCTTTACTGCTGAGTACGTCGACCTTCAGACGGATCAAGAGCCATGACCGACCAGAGCGCGGAGCGTGAACCTCACTGGAGTGCCGGTGCTATCGGGCGCATTCCGGATGACGACTCACTCGTGTTTCGGGACGACGCAGTATACGGGAAGCAGTTTTACGCGGCCTCCCCCTCGGAAGCCGAAGCTGCGGCCCGGTTCCTCAACGAGATTGAGGACCGCGCTGACGCCAAGCCCGACATGCCCGCCCTCCTCCGCCGCGCCGATGAGGCGCTGAAGAGGGCGCGCGAAGCCCTCTACGGCAACCACTCTTTCGTGTGGGCAGCGCGCGCGGACGAGCGCCTCACCGACCTCGCCGCCATCCTCAAGGAGATGGGACCACGATGAGCGCCGCACCGCAGTGGCTTGTCTGGCTATGCTTCGGATACACGCTCCTTTGGGTCATATACACCAACCTTCGCGTGGATAAACTCAGCCGGCGCTTATCGAAAGTGGACGGAAAGCGGGATCTATACAATGACTAAGCCACCCGACCCGAGGATACCGAGCGCGGAGCGTGAACCTCACTGGAGTGCCGGTGCTATCGGGCGCATTCCGGATGACGACTCACTCGTGTTTCGGGACGACGCAGTATACGGGAAGCAGTTTTACGCGGCCTCCCCCTCGGAAGCCGAAGCTGCGGCCCGGTTCCTCAACGAGATTGAGGACCGCGCTGACGCCGAAAAGGCCCGCGCGGATGCGGCGGAGGACAACGCGAAGCTGGCGAAAGTATGCCTCTCTGATGAGGAAGGCATGGCCGTCGTCAAGCGCGAGGAGTACGAGGCCAAGCTTGCCGCCGCGGAGGCTCGCGAGCGGGAGGCGGTGGCGAGAGCGGAGACCGAGAAACGCCGCACCCAACCAAGGAGCAGGATCATGAAGACGAGAACGAAGAAAAAGGCAGTGAAGATCGCGCGAAACCAGGCTCGGCAGGGAGACGTCTTTCTCCGGCGTGTCGACATGTCGCTCGACGGGGCGAAGGAACTGCCGCGCGAGGGCGGCGCGATCGTGCTCGCGCACGGCGAGGTGACGGGGCACGCACACAAGATTCGCGAGCCCGGCGTCGCATTCCTTCGTCAAGAGGGCGCCGCGTTCGATCTGATTCGCGTGACAGAGGAGGGTTGCACGCTCAAGCATGAGCTCCCGGGTGGCGGGCAGGCAGACCACGATCCGATCCACCTGGCGCCAGGCACCTACGAGCGGCGGATCCAATCGGAATGGGACTACCTCGGCGAGATGGCCCGCCAGGTCGCGGACTGAGACGTCGGCAGGGCCGGACGCGCGCTGGACTGACACGCGCCGGCTTTACGAGCGCCTCGCCCCGCGGCGTGCCGAGAAGCGGGGCACTTTTTACGGAACCGAAGGAGG